TCTTGATAATAGTCGCATCATTGAACAAAATTATCAATTAATGAATATCAAATTGCTTGACATACCAGCACAAACTGCAACAAAGATTCGTGGTATCATGGAACAACCTATACCAGAATTAAATCGTGCTGAGTTTCAAAGATTGTTCTATGAAGATAAGATGTGGGCTATCATGAAGAATTTACCGGAATGGTTGAACAATACTTGGTTGTCTTTAAATGCATTTGCAAAACAAACACACAAATAATTTGATTTTATCAACGTTTTTTATATAATGGTTATATGACCGACAAACTTTCCGAGTATGGTTTTGGCTTTCAAGTCAAAGTTATAGCCGCACTATTTACAGACCGAATATTTTTACAACAGATTGCAGACATCATTCAAGCTGATTATTTTGAATCAGATGCAAATAGTTGGTTGTTAGAAATTATATTGGAACATTTTAGACAATACAAAGCTCCGCCGTCTAAAGATGTACTTAAAGTAAAAATAACAGAAATTGAAAATGACATCTTAAAAACTGCAGTGTTAGAACAATTGAAAGAGGTATTCCGATACATGGAATCCGATGACCTTTCTTTTGTAAAAGATGAAATCCTTAAGTTTTGCAAGAATCAAGAAATTAAACGAGCCATTATGGATTCGGTATCATTGCTCAAAATGGGTAATTATGATGAAATTAAAAGCAAAATGGATAGTGCCATGAAAGCTGGTGCTGATACTGATATTGGTTTGGATTATGTTAACAACGTAGGCGCTCGTTACAATGAGGCTGCTCGACATACAATTACTACGGGTTGGGATGTTATTGATGATTTAATGGATGGCGGATTAGCCCCAGGCGAATTAGGAGTAGTAATGGCTCCTGCAGGTATTGGTAAATCTTGGATGCTTATTAATATTGGCGCTAATGCAGTAAGAGCAGGTAAAACGGTTATACATTATACATTGGAGCTCAATGAAAATTATGTAGGACAGCGATATGACTCGGTATTAACCGGTATAAACGCACAAACATTGAAACACCATCAAGAAACGGTGGAAGAAAAGATGCGTTCTTTAACGGGAGAATTGACTATTAAATACTATCCGACAAAGTCGGTAGGAGTAATGGCACTTAAAGCACACATTGAAAAAACAATAATGCAAGGCAAAACGCCCGATTTGGTTATTGTGGATTACGGCGACTTGCTCAAAGTAAATACTAAAAAAGATAAGCACGAAGCATTGGAAGATTTATATGAAGAATTGCGGGGTATGGCAGGAGAATATAAAATTCCAGTATGGACGGCATCGCAAGCAGGACGTAGTGCATTAGAAGAAGATATTATTGAAGCAGATAAAATTGCATCATCATATGGTAAAGTAATGGTTGCTGACTTTTTAATGTCGCTATCTAGAAAGGTGGAAGATAAAATGTCAGGAACTGGTAGAGGGCATGTTATTAAGAATCGATTTGGTCCAGATGGTATTACATTGCCAAGTAAAATCAATACAAATAATGGTCAATTCCAATTCTTTGAACCACAAACGGCACAAGGCAAACAAACTACTCAGATCATGAAAACCGGCGAAAACATGATGAAACAAAATTTAGCACAAAAGTTTAAAGATCTTGGCGGAACTTTGGGATAAAATGATATTTATATGAAAGAAAGCAGGAAGGAATTCTCCTTCCTTTTTTCATCTAAAAAATTTAAGTTAATAAAAACATCTAAGGAGATTACAACAATGAAGATTTCAAATCAAATCTTAAGTGAAATTACGGTATACATGAAATATGCCAAATATCTTCCCGAGCTTAACCGCAGAGAAACATGGGAAGAACTAGTTACAAGAAACATGAATATGCACATCAAAAAGTATCCAAAATTAAAGGATCAAATTGAATCGGCATATCAATTCGTCTATGACAAAAAAGTATTACCATCAATGCGTAGTTTGCAATTTGGTGGTAAGCCAATTGAAATCTCTCCTAACCGAATTTATAATTGTGCATATCTTCCTATAGATGATTATCGTGCATTTGCTGAGGCAATGTTTTTATTGCTAGGCGGTACGGGTGTTGGATATTCTGTACAAAAACATCATGTTGATGCATTACCAGAAATTCGCAAACCAAATACAAAACGTATGCGTCGTTATCTAATTGCAGATTCAATTGAAGGATGGGCAGATGCCGTAAAGGTTTTAGTTAAATCTTATTTTGAAGGCGGAACATCGTATTCATTTGATTTTTCAGATATTAGAGCTAAAGGTGCAAGATTGGTTACATCAGGAGGAAAAGCTCCGGGACCACAACCTTTAAAAGAATGTTTGATTAAATTGCAAGGTATTTTAGATGCCAAAGAAGATGGCGACAAACTTTCTCCAATTGAAGTACATGATATGGTATGTCACGTTGCAGATGCAGTGTTAGCAGGAGGAATTCGTAGAGCGGCTCTAATTAGTTTGTTTAGTGCAGACGATGAAGAAATGATTGCATGTAAATCGGGTAACTGGTGGGAAATTAATCCACAACGAGGTCGAGCAAATAATTCTGCAGTATTGATTCGTCACAAAGTTACCAAAGAGTTTTTCATGGATTTGTGGAAACGAGTTGAATTATCAAATGCAGGAGAGCCTGGAATTTATTTAAGCAATGACAAAGATTGGGGAACTAACCCATGTTGTGAAATTGCACTTCGACCATTCCAATTTTGTAACTTATGTGAAGTAAATGCATCGGATATTGAATCACAAGACGATTTAATGGCACGAGTACGTGCTGCAGCATTTATTGGAACACTTCAAGCAGGATATACAGATTTTCATTATCTTCGTCCGGTATGGAAACGCACAACTGAGAAAGATGCACTTATTGGAGTATCGATGACAGGTATTGGCTCAGGCACAGTATTAGGATATGATATGAAATCAGCAGCAAAGGCAGTTAAAGAAGAAAATGCACGAGTAGCAGAATTGATTGGTATTAATCGTTCAGCGCGTACCACAACAGTTAAACCTGCAGGAACAACATCATTGACATTAGGAACATCATCAGGTATTCATGCTTGGCACAATGATTATTATATGAGAAGAATCCGTGTTGGTAAGAATGAAGCCATTTATACATATTTAGCAGAATATCATCCAGAATTAGTAGAAGATGAATATTTCCGTCCGCATGATACTGCAGTTATTTCAATTCCACAACAAGCACCGGAAGGCGCAATTCTTCGTACCGAATCACCATTTGCTTTATTAGAACGAATTAAAAAGGTGCACTTGGAGTGGGTAAAACCAGGACATAGATCAGGAAACAACACACACAATGTATCTGCAACAGTTTCGTTAAAAGCTGATGAATGGGAAATGGCAGGAGAATGGATGTGGGAAAACAGAGACCATTATAACGGATTATCAGTATTGCCATATGACGGCGGCACATATACTCAAGCACCATTTGAAGATATTAGCAAAGACCAATATGAAGTCATGTTGCAATCATTAACAAATATTGACTTGACACAAGTAATTGAATTGGATGATAACACAGACCTATCAGGCGAATTAGCTTGTGCAGGCGGAGCTTGTGAGATAAAATAATGTTACAGCCAGCATCAAAAGATTGGGTTCAACAACAGTTCGCGAAGGAGTTTGGAAGCAAGCTCCTTCCAACGGACTTTTATTATGATTCTGAGGGACGGCGAGTAATGTCTGAATCATATCATGTCCGTCGCGGTTCTTGTTGCGGTAATGGATGTCGACATTGCCCGTATGAACCTCGTCACGAAAAAGGTGCAAAAACTTTGAAAATTCAATAAAGTTTATTATATTAGTAATAAGAATTAAGTTATGACAAAAGAACAACGAAACAATTTAGAATTGGTTAAATCTGGATTTGCTAATGGCATTTCCACGCAATTAGCAACTAAACAAGCAATACATGGACCTGATGCTGAATTAACTGAAGATGAGAAAAATGATATCATTGCAAACGCAGCTTATCACTACGGTCAATTTTTATCAGCATTAGGCGTAGAATGGAAGCAAGATCCAAATTCATCTGATACTCCACGCCGTGTTGCAAAAGC